AAACAAGCCCCCCAAGTACCACAAAGTTATACGGGAGATAATCCACCCCGGAGGCCCACTCAGGGACAGATGACGGGGTATGAACCACAACCCCGCCATCATCACAAACCCGGAATTCCCTATCCCCAAACTCCAGCATGTAACTTTGATCCATAGAATAGACGAACGGAATTAGCCGCCCCGGATTTGATTCATTTAACACCGGAGCAACAAACCTTGTTCCCGGACGCCTGACGACGCCGCCCGTGGGTAGAACAATGAAATTCTCCAGGGCAAGGCACCCGTTGTAATACCTCTCAACGTCTGTACGCCCCAGCATATGCGGGGACAGCTCCCCGGCCGTGAAATTAGTAAGGAAATGATCAAAGAGCCTCACCGCTACCACCTCACGGAGATATAAGGAGCGGACGTAGTCGGCTGGTACCGTTTCGTCCCCGCATCGGCCGCCAAGGCGTCTGTAAGGGTCTTTTCATACAGCTGATAGGACAAGCTGGCCAATTCGGTGCTGCCGGTGAGACTGATTGCTATTTGAGACGCGATTAGATACGCCAGCGCAGTGCGCACCTTTGCGGGCATATTGATGACCGGCAAGGCCGCATGGATATATGTCAAAGTGATCTCGGGCGAATCGGAATGGATAGTCCCGCCGACAAGCTCCCATCGGCTAGTCTCAGCCACTGACCTTTGCGTGTCCGATAAGCACCGGACGAAATCGGCGGGCAGGTCGAACTCGTACGAATACCCACTAGTCGGGGTGTTCCCGTTGTTCTGGAGCTTGACCGTTTTCGTAGCGAATGACCAATCCGCCTCCCCGAGGAGTTCCCATAGGCACTCAGTGAAGACCTGAGAACAGGCCTTAGCCTCCTTGGAGTCATCGGTCAACGCCGTTATATTGCTAACCCCGAGGAACGTTAGCGCCCTATTACATACCGCAACGGCATCAAGAGCCACAGACCCACCCCCCTAACTATAGGTGCGAGGGGATACCCCCCCGCACCTATATCGTACCACTACCCCGCTACTCTGAGACATACACGACGCAGACAGTTATCGTCCCAGTCGCTTCCCCGCCCGATATGGTTAAGACTATATCCTCATCCTCATTCAGCCTGACGCCGAGCGCATCCACCTTGTTGAGGTGAGTTAGCCCGGCAGCCGTGGTACTCGTTGCACCAAGATATTTATCAGCCACGGAGCTATTGCCCACCGAAACCTTTGTACCAGTCCCAAGTGCTGAATAAGCCACATAGCCGCTGACCACGACCGCCCCTTTGGGAACCCTTACCGTTACAATAGTACTACCGGCAGGAAGCGAGGCGGCGCTGTACGTGTCCATTGCCACCTTTAAGCGCCCGCCCCACATCCCTGGGCTAAGGATAATGGCAGGCGTAGCCATCACCTTAGAACGATTAGCGCCATATACGACCGCCATCTAGAACCACCCCCCCATTACACTTCTACGCACAATATCCGCCCTACTCCCTTTTCGCTCATCCTAGAAGCCCCAACGCTGATCCATGCCTGAATCAAAAGAGATTGGCCCTTTTGAGGTATTGGGTCTATCGAGGCCCCTATATCACGGGTGACGCCAAGCAACATTGCATTCTTCTGCCAGAACAGACATTCCCGATACCCATTGGAGTCCTTGGACAGGAGAGTGCTCTTGATGAACGTAAACCCGAGGAAGGAGTTTACCTCTCCCTGAACCAGAGCCTTGACAGTGTTGTAATCCGATGAAGTTACCTTCGTATTGTTTAGCAACTCCCCAAGCTGCTTTGGGCCAATGATTAGGTACCTTTCCTCATCCGAGACATCATTAGCGTCCAGCATCTCCTTGGCAGCTAGAAGCTTCTCAAGATTCAACCCCGTGGTCTGAGAGCTCCCCACGTTGACAGCTACAGTCATATTCGAATCGAACGGGGTGACCACATCCCCACGCTCACCAGTATAGGCAGGCCCAACCGCCGCCGTTATGATCTCCCTGTCCGTTGCACGGTTGAGAGCCGCGACAAAGTTGCTGGCATACGCCCCGGTCGGATTGTTGAGAATCCTGGCCAAGTCCTCAGCGTCGATGTAGTCGGCCACGTACTTATCCGAAGTCGTGACCCTCCGCCTACGGTGAGGAGTGGAGACTATCTCCAGGTCTCCGTGCCTAGTCGTCTTGCTCTGTGCCTCAACTGCTTCAACTTGATCAAAAAACGCATCCCTCCCCTGCACCGGCTCAACCCTGACCGCATCCCTGAGCTTGCTCCTGGTTTGCTGGTATAGGATTTCGATGCCGCTTTTGTACTGCTGAACCATTGCCGTCGTGATCTCAAAAGACATCCCTAACATCCCCCCCTATTTTGGCCTTAACCGCCATAAGCTATTTCGTGAAGCCTCTGGAACCGCCTGATTGCTTCTCCATGCGCTGGGCTCATCGGATCACGGAGAGCCTTCAAGAACTCCGGATCAGCCTTGAGCCTCGCCAGCTCTGACTTCGCATCGACAGACACCGGAGCCCCCCCGGATGCACTATTGAGCGAATCCTCCCCAATCATCTTGCCGATCCTGTTGAAGAGCCTAATAACCCTCGGATCATTGCCCAACCCACTCTCCAGTATCTCCACAATCTCCGGATCAGCAACCGCCCGCACGGCACGCCTCGCAATGTCTAGCTCGGCCTCAAACGAACTCCCCCACTCACGCCGCAGCTCCTGTTCAGCCTTCGCCCTCCCCTCCTCTATCTGGGCGCTGAGACGCTCACGCCCCTTCTGAGTCAGCCGCCCCCAGAACTCGGCCAGCGCTTCCACCTGCGCCGGAGTCATCCCCGAGTCAAAGGCCACCTTCCTAAACTCCTCCAATACCTCCGGGTCAGCGTCGGAGATCTCCAGCTTGTACCCGTCGGGATTATCAGGACGACCGATAGCCCGGTAATACCTATCCCAATCCTCCTTGGGAGATTCCTTACCAGGCACAACCACATTATCCCGGTCTAGCAGCTTCGACGCATCAACCAACCCCCTAATAGCCTCTTCCATAGAAGCGTACCGCCTAACCGCTGGATCTGCCTTTAGTTCCTCCGGCAAAGACTCCCACCACTGCGCCGCACCGCCGTTGTCCACCTCCTTCGTCATGCTGCCATCCTCTAGCTCGTTATTCACCACCGTTAATCACCTCCATTTGGACGCGCCCGCTTGGATCTTCTCCCAGCATGGCCAAGATATGCAGGAACACCTCTTGTTTTGCTATCCTCCGGTCTGTTTCCCTCATAGAATCAGCGCAATACGGGGAAGCTCCGTGAAAACACATGTTAGCGAGATCCCCAAGCACCACCCTCCCATGCTCCCCGGAAAACACCGCCGAATAACTAGCCCTTAGATCGTCAAACTCAATCTTCATAGCCTTATCTGGGAAGCAGTCTTCCCAATCTCAGCCGCCTGCTGTACCAGCTGCATCTGCCGCTGAATAGCCTCAGCCTGCGCCCTCTCCTGCCTCATCCTGTTCACCTCTTCCGCACTCCGCAGCAACTTAGCGGGGACGCCGGTTATATCAGCCACATGCCGGGCCGTCTCATCAAAGTTGAATATATCCAGCATGTCCGGGCTGATCTGCGCCATAGTGGCCACGAACGAGAGGGCCCGTTGAATCGCCGCAACATCGCTCATCTTCTGCGCCCTACTCATTGGCGACAGGTATTCAATCCGGACTTTCGCCGCATACCACCCCAGCGTCTCAGGAGGAACAGGAACAGCCCCACGCCTGGACATGATCCCGAACACCCGCCGCGTCAACGGTTCCAAATACTCATGCACCAAACGCGAATAAGTCGGCCCAAGTATCCGCACGTTCTCCTCCGCCCGCTGCATCACCTCCGTTGCCGTCATCCTGTCGGCCCTAATCAGCGATATGGCGTCATAATAAAATGTCTCGTTGATCGATTGCCTAACCCTTTCGATCATAGCATCAGTGAGAGGGAGAGCCTTCCCGTCCACGACATACAGAGGAGATACAGGAGACGCCCCCTTGGCCCTGGTGTTGATACGCCCCGGGGTTGCGTCTAACGGGGTCAGGTAGCTCTTATATTCCACGTCAAGCGGTGGGGTAATGATCTTCGACGCCGCTTCCAAAATGTCCCGTGTCATCTTGTTGACCGTCTTGACGTCAGGGAGTGACTCCATCCCCGGCCCCCTGCCCCATATCTCCCCAGGCGCAGTATTCCACCGGGTGACGAACGCCGGAAACTCGTAGTATCCCCCCTCCTTGAGGATGTGCCGCCAGTCTGAGGCTATCCAAATA